TAAGCGCAACGTGCCGACCTTCGCTGATGGTCTGTATCGTTGCATTTGCGATCCTACTTTCATGATGCACCTGCGTCGTGACCCCGACTTCCGTGAGATCGCTCGTTACTCTGGTAACCCCGGCCAAGGCATGTACATGGGCAACCCCATGCTGCCTAACAACGCCAGCTTCTACCAGGGCCCCCAAGCCGGCCAAGGTTACTTCCTGGCTGGTGAACCTGTCATGCCCACCGGCGTGCAGTTTGAAGGCGTCAAGTTCTTCGAGTCGACCAACTTCCCGACCAAGAGCATCACTGCTGACCTTAACATTGGCGGTAGCTCCAACTACACTTCTTACGAAGTTGCTCAGGGTTACTTCTTCGGTCCTCAGGCCATTGGCGTGGGTATCGGCGGCCCCAATGCTCAGGTGCTGATTAACAACAACGACGACTTCAGCCGTTTTATCATCCTGATTTGGCAACTGTACGCTGGCTTCGAGATCCTGAACAAAGATTTCGTGACCACCGCCTTCAGCTTCCTGCAAGACGACGGCATCATCTGATAACAATAAATAAATTACTTAGGAGAAATAAATGACCTATTTATCTTCCAAAAAAATCTACCCGGGTAACTGGGCAGAGCCTCTGAACGGTTGGTACAAGAACATTGATGCTTCTGCTGATGGCGTCAATGATGGTTCCAAGGGCGGCCCCACTTCGGTGCTGGCTACCCCTGGCTACCGTTATTTCCAGCAGCGTGGTTACGTGGCCGTTACCGCCACCTCTGGCACTCCTGTTGCTACCGGCAACGTGATCATTCCTTCGCCTTACCGCCAGGATGACACCCGTACCGACATCACTGGCATGGTGATCTCTGGTACCACCGTCCAGCCTTCTTTTGTGTATCGCACCGCCATCTCCGTTGCTTCTGGCTGGGGTGATGGTCGCGTGGCTTCCGGTGTGTATGCCGCCACTGGTAACATCATCTCCTTCGGTCGCGACTCCAGCGGCCCCACTGCCGCTTCTGGCGTTGGCGAAGGCGTGATTCAAGCCAACCTGACCTCCACTGTGTCTGGTGACGCCGCCACCAAGATTTACTTCGCTGGTGGTAACCAAGCCTTTGGTACCAATCCGTTCATCACTACTACCGGCGCTCCTGGCGTCTCCGGTGGTGTGTGCTACTACGCTGCTACCACTGGCGTCACTCTGAAAGTGTTTGCCAAAGGTGCTGCTAACGACACCTCTACTTCCGGTGGTTTCTACATCTCGACCGCTGATGCTGCTGCTGGCCGCACTGGTTATCTGGTTGTGGAAGTGTGCTACATCCAGCCTGATGATGCCCCTGGTTATGAGGACATCGATGGCTACCTGACTGGCCGCACTGTTAGCTGATTAGGTTAATATAAGACCAGAGAGAAAATCTGGTCTTTATGATTCTTCATCAGCATAAAAAAACAGGCGCTCGCGTCAAGATTGTAAGTGAATGGGACAATGGCGATTGGTTCATGGTCGAAGATCAGGACGGTCGCCTTTACACTGCTTACAAAACCGAACTTATCCCTGACGAGCAGGCTACTAAAAAAGTGACTGCTCTTCAAGTCAAAGATAAGGCGGCACAAGAAGAGCCACGGACCTTCCCCCCAGACCACCGTTTGAATATCAACTCGGCCACCGCCCAAATGATCGCAGATCATATTAAAGGCATTGGACTGAAGACTGCCCGAGAGATCAAAGATCTACAGATGTCCTTATCGGGTGAGAGATTTAACAGCCTCGAGCAGTTAAAGCAAATCAAAAGGGTTGACTGGGATTCCGTACTTGCTGCCGACCTAGTCCGCGTTTAACTTATCTCCTATTAGCCCCTGGGAAACCAGGGGTTTTTTAGTCTTAAAATTAAAAATAAAAGAATAATGGCAGGCATTTCATTCTTAGGAAATATTGGCAGTACCGGAACCTCCACTGGTCCCCATGGTCATATATACGTAAGAGATCTTGGTACGGGAAAACACATTGACCCAAGTACTATTCGCAGTGCATTAACTGGTTTACGTATTGGCGAGCAAAGGGTTCCTGCAATTATCAAAAATGAGAAAGGGCAATTAGTTTTAAATCCAGCTTCCAACGTAGCTGTTACATCTAAATTTGGTCCTCGCACCGCACCTACTGCTGGGGCATCTTCTTTCCACCAAGGGGAAGACTGGGCCCTTCCCGAAGGAACGCCTGTATACATGGAAGGTGCAGGCAAATTTACACCTCTTGCTAACCAAGGGGGTTACGGAAATCTGGCAACATTTAAAACGGGAGATAACAAATACGAAGTTGGTATTGGACACATGGCAAGCCTTGGCAAGGCTGCCGAATTTGCAAGTAATCAAACGCCAACGTCCAACGCACAAAACACTGGATCCAATATGGATTCTTTTGTGCAAGCCATGATGTATGGGGCATCCCTGGTACAACCCAAACAAAAGACTTTACAACAATCAATGTTTGAACAAATGGCAGCTTCTGCCATGGCCCCTAGACGTAGCTTGGCTCAAGAAATGTTGGAACAATACATCAACTCAAATCCCTACCAAGGTTAAGTTTTAAGGGATTCTTTGCATTTATAATTGAAAGATACGCAAGTTAGAAGTGCAGTTATCTGACTTTGACAAAAGTAGGGTCAGGTATCACCTGGGCTATTTCACGGTCTCTGTTCCGGCGGGCGATTACGCACGTCTGGAAGAGGCCCTGAACACTGTCCCGGATTCGTACTTCTACGATAAAATCACAATTCAAATTGGCCGTTGTGATACCGCCGAGAAAAAGACTGAGGTTGCCACCTCGCCTTCTACTCGACTTGAAAGTATTGCTGGCGACGTTGACCGTACTATTCGGTCGAGTAATGCCAAGGAAGCGTTAAAAGTTTGGGATGAGATTTATCTCTACGAAACAAATCGTTTGGCTGGCATTCTTTACGTCCCTAACTACAAGGATCCGTTCCAGGCTCGTTACCGTTACGAACGCTCTGGTGCTGAATTTATCCAGGCATTACCTGGCCCTGCCGACACAGCTGTTGGCTCACGTCTTTATTTACATGAGGTTTGGAGGTAATTATGAACCCGGCACTTCTTCGCGGTATTTCTGCTATTCCAGGATTAGCAAGTCGTTTTGGTGGTAGTGCTGCAGGGCTTACCTTACGACAGGCTACACCTGCTGCCGGTGCCTTACTTAATCGAGGCATGTCTGCGGCTCAACTTGCTGGTGGCGGTATCCTTGGAGCCCTCGGCACTGCGTTATCTCTTGGTGGAGATACAGCACAAAAACCACAGTGGGGTGCAATCCCTCCCAAAGATAAGCGAGGTGAGTCTTACCGTGACGCTGAGCTGCGTTTAGGGAACCGTGGTGGCAGTGGCGGTAATGCCGGTTATTCAGTTGCTCCTACCCAAGGTCAGCAAGGTTCCTACTCCCCTGCCGCCGAACGTGCATACCAGCAAGAAGCATCACGCGTTGCTCAGCTTACCGCACAAGATCCTGAGCTTCAGCGTTACGAACTTGCACGTGCCGGTGCCAAGACCCAAGAAGAAATGAATGCCGCCCGTGATATTGGCATGCAAATCTGGGCACAAAAACACGGTGGTCTTGCAGGTAAAGTAAAGCCTGGTCAGTCAGGTTACGACGCAATTCAAGGCACTATTAACGCAGGTGCCATGGGGCAACCTACTGAGATGGGTGCATTTGCTGGTGCCCAACCTTCTAGTTTGCTTTTTAACCCCTCTAATCCGCTTGCAACTGCACCTCCGACCGGACCTGTTGATTACACAACGGTTGCACCTTCTGCATTCACCGGCGCAACTGGTCTTGGAGCTGAGTCCAGCTACTTTGGTGGCGCAGCCAACCAACAGCAAGCTAAGATGTTTACTCGGTTCCAAGATGCAGCCCCTGGCGGTACGCCCCTGCAGACCGGCATGAATGCATTGCTTGCTCCTGGCAGCGTTCCCGCACCGATGGCTTCTTACCAAGGCGCTCAAGGTCTTTCGCCTGTTGGTACCAGCTTAACTCCTGACGCAAATGCGTACGCTTCAAGTCTGGCATCAGATAAAGCCCAAGCACAAGCTGAAGAGTTTAAAAAGAAACTGTTAAGCGCACAATCCAAATAAATATCTGGCATTGCACAGCATGTAAGCCCAGCCAACTGGACACAGATCTTTGATCTATGGGTGCCAGTGTAGTTGCTTTAAACCAATGATTCTCTGTCCTAAGTTTGTTAAACGTACTTTGACCTATCTGGCTACGGCCCTTGCGCTGCAAACCGTATTTATCCCTGGTCTCAAAGCAAGTTCAAACTGGGTAGGAGAATAAGGTAAATACCATGAGTACTGGACGCATTGGAACCCTAAAACCGGAAGACCGCGCCGCTGTATTTCAATCAGCGCAACGTCTTGGCTTGAACCCCTACGAATTTGGTGCGCTTATTCACCAAGAGTCTGGGTTCAGACCTAATGTTTACGGTGGGGCTGGTGGTAACTATTATGGCCTAATTCAATTTGGCGGCCCAGAACGTGCAAAATATCTAGATAAAAATAAGCTAGGTAATTACACAATTGCAGAACAGCTGCCAGCTGTAGAAAGATTCCTTACTGACCGTGGTTATAAGCCTGGTCAAATGGGCATTGATCGTGCATACGCGACGATCTTAGGTGGAAATCCAAACGTAAATCTTAATGCCAAGGATTCGTTTGGCACTTCTGTTGCAAGTTCTTTGCCGAAGTTTAAAGAAGGTGGTGCTCTTTACAAGGCTGCGCAAGCAACCCTAGGAGATCCGCTAACTCAGCAAACTTCTACTCCTGCATCCACCTCTGGTACACCAGCTAAAAGTTCTATTGATCCCCAGGCTTTGCTTGGTATGTTCATGGGACAAATGCTGGCAGGCGGTAATCAAAACATCAATCAAAAATTGTTGTCCCTTATGTCTCCTTCCGCGAGTCAAATGGACAGGGATTTATTTGATGCTGAGTATTACACGCCAGTAAGTCCTTTCTTGGCACAATTAACTGGTCGACAGTAATACCGCTAAAATAAGTGTAATAGCCTAGGAGAAAACAATTGGCCTCTACTAGTACAAACAAGCAACCCCTGTTGGTTGACCGTCCTTTATTTGATTCTGTTCGCGTAACTACGCAGACAGTTGGCAGTCAGGC